AACAGGCGCTTTGAATAGAACACACGAAGGTGAAAGACCTTTTATGAAAATGTTATGGCGTAAAGTTAGAAAAGAATTTAGAAGATACTTACCAAAAGGTAAATTGAGGAGATAAGAAATGGCAACAGCAGATGTAGGTGGAATACACCGAACACAGAGAAGTAGGTCTCATAGTCCAGGTGACTACAACAAAGTAACATACGTAGGACCAAATTCAACGTATTTTGCGACCGGTTCAGAAGCAGGTGCTGCAGGATTTATTATTGAAAATGCTACAAACGTAGTAATAAATTGTTCAAACAGCGGCACACTAAATGGTAATCAATGTTTAGTAAAAACGGTTTATCCTGTAGGAGTGTATTCAGTAACAATAGGTGCTACAGGTAAAGTACACGTATTACATAGATAAAGGAAATTATAATGAAACTTAAAGATATATTAAAAGAAAGTTCAGTTCTCGTTAGCCCTATTAAAACTATAAAACCTGTCGGTACCATTGAGATGGCTACTATGGTCAACGAAGACGAGCAACAAGAATCAAAGAAAATTGATACAGACTCATTTCTTGGTATGGTTAATAGATTTGGTCGTATTGGCGAAGACATTAAAATAAATGATTTACGTAGCATTGCTAATGTACTAAAGAATGTTGCTGAAACAGCACAGATACATACAGAATCTCTTCAAGAAGATTGGTTTGACAGAGTAACCGTTTCACGTAATATGAAAGAATTAAATACTCATTCAAAACAATTTAGTAAGATTGCAGAAGAAGCCGCAAGTCTTCAAGAACGTATGCAGGGTCTATATGAAGATATGGGTAACATAATGGGTCGTTATTATGAGATAAGCGAAGACATTACAGAAGATGATGAATATGAAAAATTCTTTCAGTCTGCTTTAAAGAAATTTGATGCAAGTTCACCTGCTGATATGGATAACGACAAGAAAAAGAAATTTTTTAACTATGTAGATAAAAACTACGATGCGAAGGATGAAAAAGACTAATGGTATATGTAAAGGTTGACAAAAGAAAAAGTATTGAAAAGGCAATTTCAATATTTAAACGAAAAGTAAAAGAATCGGGTATTCTTTTAGAGTTACGTGAAAGACAAGAATTTAAAAAGCCAAGTGCGGTAAAAAGAAAAAAACGAGCACAAGCTAAAGCTCGTATGAGACAAAGAAAAGAAAAAAGACCAACTAAATGGTTATAAAACTTTTTCTTTATATATTTATATAAAAACAAATACACTTTCGTACTTCCGTACATCATAAAGTGTACCAATAGAGAAATTCTATAATAGTTTAAAATAACTATTTTAATTCCAAATTCCGTAAGGAGAATAGTAATGGATGATTTATTAAAAGATGCCATTGCAGATGCCAAAGCAGTTCGTGAAACAGCTATTACTAATGCTAAGTTAGCGTTAGAAGAAGCTTTCACACCTAAACTTCAGAATATGCTTTCACAGAAAATTCAGAACGAAATCGAAATTGACGAAGATGAACACGAAGATGAAGATGTCGAAGAAGAAATGGATGATGAAGAAGCAGAAGAAGGTCGTGGCGATATGAGACGCGACGGTGATGAAGTTGAAGAAGATGGTCACGAAGATAGTGAAGAGGTAGATGAGTCTGAGATAATCGAAATCGATGGTGTAAAGTATGCACCTGTAGTCGCTGAAGAAGAACACGAAGATGAGATGGACGAAGAAGAAGGCGAAGACATGGAAAAATCTGCCGATGAAGATGAACTTGACCTTGAAGCTGTTATTAAAGAGCTTGAATCTGAACTTGACGAAGATGCCGACCTTGAAGAAGGACGTAATGATAAAGACGAAAAAGATGAAGTCAAGGAAGAAGACGAAGACGATAAAGCTAAAGACGAAGTGAAAGAAGAAGAAGAGGACGATGATTCTAAAGATGAAGTTAAGGAAGACTCTGAGTTTAACTTAGACGAAATACTTGACGCTCTTAAAGAAGAAGACGAGCCTAAAGAAGACGAAGTTTCTGAAACTTCTAAACTTAAAGCTGAGTTAGAAGAAACTCGTGCAGCAGTCAAATTTATGAGAGACAAGCTAAACGAAGTTAATCTACTTAATGCTAAGCTTCTTTTCACAAACAAGCTTTTCCGTGCACATGGCCTAAACAATGAGCAAAAAATGAAAGTTGTTGAAACTTTCGACAGAGCAACAAATCTAAGAGAAGTCAAGTTGGTTTATTCAACAATGGCTGAAACTTTTGGAAATGGTGCTAAAAACAATATTAAAGAATCAAAAGGCTCAGCTTCTAAAGCTGTTGCGTCAACAAAGAGTGAAAAACAAACAGAAGTAATTTCTGAAGGTTCAGCTCTTCGCAACAGATTCAAGAAGTTAGCCAACATCATTTAAGGGGAATTAAAATGCCTAATTATGACAACATTAATGACTTAATGAGTGCTCAATCTCCGCAAGCTGAATTGTTGAAACACACAAGAAAGCTTACAGAGAAATGGGAACCAACAGGTCTACTTGATGGAATCAATGATGAAACTAAGAAAAGTAGTATGTCCGTACTTCTTGAAAACCAGGCTTCACAGCTGGTTAAAGAAGCTTCACAGACATCTACTGGCTCACAAAAAGAAGAATGGTCAGGTGTGGCTCTTCCATTGGTTCGTAGAATCTTTGGTGAATTAGCTGCTCAAGACTTCGTAAGCGTTCAGCCTATGAATCTTCCAAGTGGACTTATTTTCTATCTTGATTTCAAATACGGCTCCGGTAACGGGCTTGCTTCCACAGGTGGCGACATCTTTGGTAACACATCAGGTTCAGGCGACGCAAGTGGCGGACTTTATGGTGCAGGTAAATTCGGATACTCTTCTAAAGAACTATCCCAAGCTGTAGCACATACAGATGGTGCACAAACGCTAGCACAAGATAAATACATAACCGGTTCAGTAGACCAAGAAGATACTGATTTCGAACCTTCTTTATCAAGTTCTTTAAGTACTTTGATAAAAGTTAGTATTCGTAAACAGGATTTAGACAACGTTGATGTAGACGCTGTAAGGTCTTTTGAATTAGTAGGAGATAGTGTAACAACTCAGTATCCTGCTTATACAAAGTACGACGGTAATGATACTATTTCTTTCGTTATCGCTCCACCAGCAACATCCGGTGTATATGGTGCTCACGTAACATCATCTATTGCAGTTAAATTTTCAAAAGAAACTTCTGCTACAAGCAGAGGCGATTTTGAAGACCTCACCGCAAATGAACCAACACCAGATGACTTGAGTATACCTCAGGTAGACATCCAAATGAAATCAATTCCGATTGTCGCTAAGACACGTAAATTGAAAGCAGTTTGGACACCTGAATTAGCTCAAGACCTTAACGCTTATCATTCAGTTGATGCTGAAGCTGAGTTAACATCTATGCTTTCTGAGTACGTTTCTATGGAAATCGATTTAGAAATCCTTGATATGTTAATGGCTAACGCTTCTGCTAAGACAGATAGATGGTCTGCTAAAGTTGGATTTGAATGGGATGGCGGAAACGTTTTCGCTGAATCTTCAGGTAACTCAAATGCTTACACTAAAGGCGAGTGGTTCCAAACACTTGGAAACAAAATACAAGCCGTTAGTAATGCTATTCATCAAAAAACACTACGTGGTGGTGCTAACTTTATTGTTGTGTCTCCTGAGACAGCTACAATAATTGAGTCTATTCCAGGCTACGCTGCATCTACAAACGGTGATGCGATGAATAACAAGTATGCAATGGGTGTACAACAAATGGGTGCATTAAATAACAGATATACGGTTTACAAGAACCCTTATATGTTAGAGAATCAGATACTATGTGGTTTCAGAGGAAGTAATTTCTTAGAAACAGGTGCTGTATATGCTCCATATATTCCGTTAATTATGACACCTCTTGTGTATGACCCGGTCAACTTTACTCCACGTAAAGGTGTAATGACTCGTTATGCTAAGAAGATGGTTCGTCCTGAGTTCTACGGTAAAGTCATCGTTGCAGACGTTGATATGGTGTAAGTTTAAGTTAAACTTATACACTTTAAAGATTAAGCCCCTCTTTTGGGGCTTTTTCTTTTTTTACAACCTTCAGAAACTTAATAGTTTTATATTTATATATGACAAAAGACTTTTGGAGAAATAAATGGCACAATTACCAATTTGGGCTGGTTCGAGTAATTTTAGTAGTAGTCAAACACCATATGGATTTTATGATTCAGATTCAGAATTTTCAGGTTCAGGTGTACATTCTGTAGATAGATTTTCTGATTGGGCTGCTAAAAGACTTGGATATCCTATTATAGATGTAGAAATGCAATCAGGCTCTTTTTATGCCTGTTATGAAGAATCTATTACTGAATATTCAGCACAAGTAAATCAATTTAATATCAAAGATAATCTATTATCTTTACAAGGACAATCTACAGGCTCAAATTTAACACACAGACCTGTTACAAATTCTTTCGGCAGATTCATAACTCTTTCAGAACAATATGGTACTGAAGCAGGAGTTGGTGGTACGGTAGATTTCAAAACAGGCTCTATTGACATTGTTAGTGGCTCACAAGAATACGATTTAAATACATTATGGACAAACGTTTCAGAAAGTGTAGCTTCTTCAGGTAGTGGCATAGAAGTTAGAAAAGTTTTTTATGAAGGCCCTGCAGCAGTCAATAAATATTTTGACCCTTATGCGGGTGTTGGTAGTAATAATATGAATATGTTAGACGCTTTTGGTTGGGGAAATTTTTCTCCTTCAGTACAATTTTTGATGATGCCTATGTATTCTGATTTGCTAAGAATACAGGCGATTGAATTAAACGACCAAATAAGAAAATCAGCATATACATTTGAATTGATTAACAATAAATTAAGAATTTTTCCAAGACCATTAGAAAACTATAAATTACATTTTAAATATCTGATTAAAGATGACAGAGGTAATCCGTTAAAAGGTGATAGTGTAGGAAGAGTTAGTGATATTAGTAATGCTCCGTATGACAATATGGAGTTTAGACATATAAATGATGTTGGTAAACAATGGATAAAGAAATATGCTTTAGCTCTTTGTAAAGAATTATTAGGAACGATACGAAGTAAATATGCTTCAGTTCCTATACCAGGCGGTGATGTCTCAATGGATGGAGATACGTTAAGAAATGAAGCCGCTTCAGAAAAAGAAACTTTAGTAACACAACTTAGGGAAATATTAGAACAAACAAGTAGAAAAGCAATGATGGAATCAGAACGAGATGAAGCTGAAGCGTTGCAAGAAAAACTTAATAAAGTTCCATACCCTATTTACATAGGATAATAAAATGGCAGGACGCTTTCTCTCAACAAGAGATAACAACTTCTTTCATAAAGTTAATAAAGAACTTCTTGGTGACCCTGTGAACGGTAAAGACGGAATCATAGACCAAGAAGTTGTTGTATATCAACTTGACGCTGGTGAAACTCCAACTGATATGTATGGAGAATCAGCATCCGGTAAATCTTGGAAACCGGGTGTCACATTGAATTGTTTAATTGAAGCTGAAGATTTTGATTTCAATACTGATGAGTTTGGACCGGACAGAAATCAAAATGTTACCTTTTCTTTTCTAAGAGATTCAATTTTAGATGCAAAAATTGTTATTAGTTTAGGTGATGTAGTTAATTGGAATTACGCATATTGGACTATTTCTAATTTAAATGAAAATCAGTTAGTAGGAGGTATGCAGAATCAAAACTTTTCAGTAATAGCATCAGGATATCTAACACGAATAAGTAGTTTAGGCATTGAACAAGTGAGGACAATATAATGGCAGGTAGACAAGTAGAGCCAAAGTTATCAAGACCTATAGAATATACAGAAAAACGTAAAGTAAATAGGTCTCGTGAATTAAGAAGAGATGATGATAGTCTTAAAAAGAATTATTCAATTACTCTTATGGACCACGATGCGGCTGTTATGTATTATTTTAATGAAGTAATAAGACCCGCAGTTGAAGAAAATGGTAATCAAGTTAAAGTTCCTATTATGTATGCTAATCCTGAAAGATGGGCTGCAGTTAGAAAATCAGGGTGGATGCAAGACAGAAATAAAAAAAGAGTTATACCTGTTATAGCATTTAGACGAGTCTCTGTTGAAAAAGACCCAAATTATTCTATTGATAAGTTAGATGCTAATAAGCCAAGACTCAATTATCAATTTCAAAAAAAATATTCTGTAAATAACAGATACGATTTAATGAGTGCTATGAATGGTGCTGAGCCAAGTCAAGAATTTCATTCTGTAACTATGCCGGATTATATGATTATGAATTATGAAGCTATCATATGGACAAACTTCACAGACCAAATGAATAGAATTATAGAAAAGATTAATTTTACTGATGGCTCATATTGGGGTGACCCTGGAAAATTTAAATTTCGAGCAAGTATAGATAGTTTTCAAGATGCATCAGAGTTTGAACAAGAACGATTAATTAGAACTAATTTTAGTTTTACTTTTAATGGGTATCTACTGCCTGAAGAATTTAATGGCGTATCTAACACACAGAGAGGATTTTCTCCAAAGTTTGTTACAAACTTTTCAGAAGCATCAAGTAATCTAAAGCAAACATTAGATAATGAAGATTTAAATGATAACAAATATAACTTTCCACAGCAAGGCGGAATTGAGAGTCAAGTATAGGAGAGGCTAATGCCTGATGCGAGAGATTTTTTAAGAGTTAACCAAATAGGACCACAAGAAGATTTAGAGTTCACTAATTCAAATGGCGGGCCAACTCTTTACGTTATGAGAGGCACAGGTCAGCCATCAAGTTCTGCAGATGATAACGCAATCGTTACTTATGGTTATCTTAAAGGAAACTTTGTAAACAGACAAGTATATTTGTCCGGTAGCCAATCGTCTTCTCTTGATTCTGATGGAAATCAATTTTATCAAGTTACTTTCAAACCAACAGGTTCACAAAGAATAAACACAGATAGTTTAGAAGTATATTTAAACGGATTAAGTTTACGACAAAATGAAAATTCAAATGCACACTCTTCAGACTACTTTGTATCAGGTACAGATAAAGTTGTAATATATAATATAACAGGTTCATATGGATATCGTCTAAAAGACGAAGATAAATTAAAAATAAAATTTACTCAAGGATTCTAATGGCAAACTCAACGGAAATACGAAGAATCTTAATAAATTCTATAGTGTCTGTAAATGATGAAAATAATGTTTCTGAAGTATTAGGATTCAGACATACATTAAATGGTAGTTTAAAGCCTTTTAATTTACATTTAACAAGTAGTTTATCAGAAAACAATACTGATATAATCACGCAAAATTATGTTAATACTCTTATAAAAGATAGAGAAGAAGTTCTTCCTAAACAACAAAGAAGGTCTGATTCTACTACACAAGTTTATAATATAGATGTTCCTACAGGACAAGCAATAGTTACAGGAAGTGTTTCTTTAAAAATAAATGGTTTAGAACAACAAACTACTGAAGACCAAAAAACACACAGGGTTAGTGGTTCAGATTATTTTTTATCCGGGTCAAGATTTGAACAATTAGTTTTATATAAACCACGTGGTGACCATAGTGGAATCTTAGTAGATAACTCGGATACCTTACTAATTAAGTATAGAGCGGAGACGATAATTGGCTAAAATAGATTTAACAAGACAAGCAAAAGCACCACAACAAGCGGGACAATTTTTAAGAACTACAAATGTAACGAGTTCTTTAACAAGTGAATACGGGTGGGAAACAGCTGACTTTAATTTTACAGGTTCATTTACAGGGTCTTTTTCAGGTTCGTTTGAGATTGATAGAATACACGGACTTGGAATAGTTAGTAGTTCTGCACAAACAAAAGCAAATCTACCTGCAAGTACTATAAGTTCTTCTGCACAATTAGCATCACAAATAAGTGGCTCTTTTTCAAAAGCACATTTAGCCGCAAAAATACCTAATCTGATAAGTGGCTCAGACCAACTAATAGATTTGTTGCCGAAAGGAATTCGTTCAGGTTCACAAGCAAATTTAGATTCAGACTCACAGCTATTGACTTTTAATGCGTCAACTTACGGATTATCTATCACAGGCGGAAATTCAGTAGACTTATCAGGCCTTTCAGGAGGCGGTGGCAGTGGCGGTGGCTCAGGATTAGCAATAACTGCTTCATTTTCCGGAAGTATCTTGAGTCCTAATTCAAGGACATTTGATTTTCACGGTGACGCAATGACTGCAACAAATAATGGTAATGCTATAAGTATATTTGCTACGACAGGTTCTCGTGTAGTAACTAACAACGTAACGGCTTCGATGTTTTTACTAAGACCAATCGTAGGTGCGACACCTACTGCAACAGGCGGTGGCATAATGTATAGTGGTAGTGCTTTTTATGTAGGACTTTGATAGATGATGACACAATTTTTTAAAAACATAATATTTATAAGTGAAGATGAATAGCCGAATTAGGGGAGAAAAGTAATGGCAAATTGGAAAAAAGTAATCGTTTCAGGCTCAAATGCAAGTCTGAATAATGTAACTGCGAGTTACTTTAAAGGAGACGGTTCAGCATTAACGGGTGTAACAGCCGCAGTTGATATTGACTCTTTATCTGCTGTAACAAGTTTACATCAGACAGAAGACCACTTTATTGTTTCAGATAATGGTACTGAAAAGAAGATAACATTTAGTAATGTAGAAGATGGTGTATTCGGAAATGTTAGTGGAGATGCAACAATCGCAGCAGGTGGTGCATTAACAATCGCCGCAGATTCAGTTGAAAACTCTATGTTGGCAAACATCACAAGAGGTAGTATTAAAGTTGGTGGCGGTTCAAATGCTCCTACTGATTTAGATGCAAAAACATCAGGACAGATTTTAGTTGGTGATGGAACAGATATTGCTTCAGTAGCAGTTAGTGGAGATATTGCATTAGCTTCAAACGGTGCTATGACAATACAAGCTAACTCAGTTGCTTTAGCGACAGATACTACAGGCGATTATGTTCAGAACATAACAGCAGGTACAGGTATTTCATCTACAGGTGCTACAAGTGGTGAAAATATCGCACACACATTGAATGTCGATATGTCGGGATTATCTTCTGCAACAATAGGAGCTGGTACATCAGAAGTGACTATCGGTGATAATCTTACCATTAATGGTGACTTAACAATCTATGGTGATACGGTTCAACAACAAGTTTCAAATTTATTAGTAGAAGATAAATTTATTTTACTTAATAGTGGTTCTGCCGCAGGTGATGGTGGTATTGTAGTACAAACTAACGCATCTTACGCTGGCGCCGCTTTAGTATTTGATGACGACATTAACAGATGGGCAGTAGGTGCGGAAGATAAATTAGCACATAATGCGACATCAGTAGATGCTTCAGCAGCAGGATTTCAATACATAGTATCTGTTTCAGGTTCAGCTTTAGACCCAAATGATGGTGCTAATCCAAATGATTTTGGAACAGCCGCAGGTAGTAGAATAGGTATGATGCACGTAAATACAGCAACAGGTGATATATTTATTTATTCATAAAATAGAAGATAAAGGTTACATATGGGATTAATAGACAAGGTTGACCCTAAACGTAAGAAAACGACAAGGTCAAAACCAAAAACAGCAATGAACACACCAAATAGTGTTTTAGACTTAGAAAAAAAACATATTGAGTGGTTATTAAGAACAATAGGAGATTCAGTATCACTAAGAGGTTCTGATTTACAAGTTGCGATTGATTCAGTTCAATGGTTACAAAGTGAGTACAAGAGGCTAACAGGATGAAATTCGATATAGCTGAGTTAGATTTTATAAAAGAGTGTATTTATAATTCTACAATAAAAGGAAAAGATTCACTTTTTGTAGGAGCAGTATTAAATAAAGTTTTTAAGGAAGTAAGTAGACTTAAAAACTTAGAAGAAAAAAAAGAAGTAATTAGTAAGTAGTAGTAGTATAGTCTATATTGGCCCGTTAAGGGAAGTGGGCTTCAAAAGAAGTAACCAACCGTATAGTAGGAGAAGTAGTAGATGCCAAATTGGAAAAAAGTAATAACATCAGGCAGTAATGCCGTACTAAACGAAGTTACAAGTAGCGGTAATGTACAGATTAATGGTGCATTTACCGTAACTCAAACTTCGACTTCTATAACCGGTGCTAATAACATTGACTTATCTGCAAAGAACAATTATAATCTTACTTTAACCGGTAACGTTACTTTAACTCCAACCGCCTTATCAGGCCGTGAAGGACAAAGTGGACTTATCGCACTAATACAAGATAGTTCAGGTGGTCATTCAATAACATTAAATTCATTGTTTAAAACCCCTCGAGGAGATTCTATATCATTTGACACATCCGCCAACGGCATTTCTTTAATGTCGTATTACGTGGTCAACACAAGTAACGTGGCAGTCAACTATTTAGGCCCGTTTTCATAATGAACTAAGGGATAGTTATGGCAAACGGCGCTTTTGGGTTTCTTGACGAATTAAAATTCAGCACAGAGTTTAATACAACTAAGGCTACTAATACCACCAGGTCTACAACTTTAGCAACTGCTACGAAATTAGCAACTGCGACTTCACAAAGTACTATAACAACTTTTAATACTACAAAAGAAACTATAACAACTTTTAATACTACTAAAAATACCACATCAACTTTTAATACTACAAAAGAAACTACTACTGAATATAGTACATCAAAAGTAACATCAACAACTTTTAATACTACTAAAAATACTATAACTACTTTTAATACGATTACAACGTATGATACTGCTACTACTTTAGCAACTGCTACTTCAAAAAACACTACTACAACTTTTAATACTACAAAAGAAACCACCACGACCTATAATACCACATTATCAACTGCAACAACTTTAGTTACTTCGACTTCAAAAGTAACTGCAACAACTTTTAATACTACGAAGAGTACCATCACCACGTTTAATACTATTACTACTTTTAACACCGCTACTACTTTAGAAACTTCAACATCGAAGGTAACTTCAACAACTTTTAATACTACTAAAAACACTATAACCACGTTTAATACAATCACTACATATGAAACTATTACTACGTATGAAACTTCTAAGTCAACTATTACTACTTACAATACTACAAGGTCAACATCAACATCAATAGCTACGAGTACTTCAAAAGTAACTGCAACAACTTTTAATACTACGAAGAGTACCATCACCACGTTTAATACTATTACTACTTTTAATACAATAACAACTTACGAAACTTCGAAGTCAACTATTACAACCTTTAATACTACAACAACTACCATTACAACTTTTGAGACTTCAAAAACTACTATTGAACAGAGGACTACTTCAACATCGAAGGTAACTTCAACAACTTTTAATACTACTAAAAGTACTATTACAACGTTTAATACCATTACCACATATGATACTGCTACTACTTTAGCAACTGCTACTTCAAAAAACACTACTACAACTTTTGAAACTTCGAAGACAACTACAACCACTTATAATACTTCTAAGTCAACTATAACAACTTATAATACTACTTTAGCTACAGCAACAACTTTAGTTACTTCAACTTCAAAAGTAACTTCAACAACTTTTAATACTACTAAAAACACTATTACAACTTTTAATACAATCACTACATATTCAACTATTACTACGTATGAAACTTCGAAAACAACTACTACAACTTATGAAACTTCTAAGTCAACTATTACAAAGTATGCTACAACATTAGCAACTATTGAACAAAGAAGTACTTCAACATCGAAGGTAACTTCAACAACTTTTAATACTACTAAAAGTACTATAACTACTTTTAATACGATTACAACGTTTAATACAATAACAACTTATGAAACTTCGAAGACAACTATTACTACTTTTAATACCACATTAGCAACCTCTACTTCAAAAAGTACATCTACTTCAAGAAATACTATTACTACTTACAACACCACATTATCAACTATTGAACAAAGAAGCACTTCAACATCGAAGGTAACTTCAACAACTTTTAATACTACTAAAAACACTATTACAACTTTTAATACAATCACTACATATTCAACTATTACTACGTATGAAACTTCTAAGTCAACTATAACAACTTACAATACAACATTAGCAACTATTACTTCTAAGTCTACGATTACTTCAAAAACAACTATTACAACTTTTAATACTACGAAGAATACTATTACTACATTTAATACAATTACTACATACGATACTGCAACAACATTGGCAACTGCTACTTCGAAGTCTACTACCACAACGTTTGAAACTTCAAAAACAACTACTACAACTTTCAATACAATTACAACGTTTAATACAATAACAACTTATGAAACTTCGAAGACAACTATTACAACTTATAACACAACATTATCTACTATTGAACAGAGGTCTACTTCAACATCTAAAGTAACTTCAACTACATTCAACACTACTAAAAGTACTATAACTACTTTTAATACTATTACTACGTATGCGACTATAACAACTTATGAAACTTCAAAAACTACTACTACTGCATATGCTACAATAACTACTTTTGAAACAATTACTACGTTTGAAACAAATACAACAACTATTACAAAGTACGAAACTTCAAAAACTACTATTGAACAAAGAAGTACTTCAACATCTAAAGTAACTTCAACAACTTTTAATACTACCAAAAGCACTATAACTACCTTTAATACAATTACTTCATTCATTACAACTACAACTTATGAAACTTCTAAGTCAACTATTACGACTTACAATACAACATTAGAAACCATTACAACTTTTGAGACTTCAAAAACTACTATTGAACAAAGAAGCACTTCAACATCGAAGACAACTTCAACTACATTCAATACACAGAAAAACACTACTACAACTTTTAATACAATTACTACTTATTCAACTATTACAACCTATAATACTTCTAAAACAACCATTACTACTTTTAATACAAGTAAAAATACTATTGAAACACGAAATACAATTACTTCGAAAACAACTATTACAACCTATAATACTTCTAAAACAACCATTACTACTTTTAATACAATAACAACTTATAATACTGCTACAACATTGGCAACCGCTACTTCAAAGTCTACTACTACAACTTTTGAAACTTCGAAGACGACTATAACTACTTTTAATACTATTACTACGTATGCGACCATTACTACGTATGAAACTTCTAAGTCAACTATTACAAAGTATGCTACTACACTATCGACTGCAACATCAAGAATTACAAGTACATCGAAGGTAACTTCAACAACTTTTAATACTACTAAAAGCACTATAACTACCTTTAATACAATTACCACTTATTCAACTATCACAACTTTTAATACCTCTAGGTCAACTATTACCACTTACAATACTACTTTAGCAACATCAACATCAAGAAGCACTATTACCTCAAAGACAACTACTACTACTTATAATACTTCTAAAAATACTTTAGAAACAAGGTCAACCTCAACATCAAAGACAACATCAACAACTTTTAATACCACTAAAAGCACTATAACTACTTTTAACACCATTACTACGTATGCGACCATAACAACTTTTAATACTTCCAGGTCAACTATTACGACTTATAATACTACTTTAGCAACATCAACATCAAGAAATACTGCTACTTCAAGAATTACGATTACAACGTATAATACAAGTAAAAATACAATAGAAACACGGGCTACTTCTACTTCAAAAAATACTATTACTACTTACAACACAAGTAGAAATACTATTGAACAAAGAGCAACTTCGACTTCAAAAAATACTATTACTACTTACAACACTACCAGGAGTACTATTGAAACAAGAAATACAATTACTTCAAAAACAACTATCACAACGTTTAATACAATAACAACTTATACTACCTCAACAACTTTTGAAACAAGTAGAAATACTTTAGAAACAAGAGCTACATCAACTTCAAGAAATACTATTACTACTTACAACACAAGTAGAAATACTATTGAACAAAGAGCAACTTCTACTTCAAAGAATACCATAACAACGTATAACACTACCAGGAGTACTATTGAAACAAGAAATACAATAACTTCAAGAATTACTATTGAACAAAGAAGCACCTCAACTTCAAAAAATACTATTACTACTTACAACACAAGTAGAAATACAATAGAAACAAGAGCTACTTCTACTTCAAGAAATACTATTACTACTTACAACACAAGTAGAAATACTATTGAACAAAGAGCAACTTCTACTTCAAAAAATACTATTACTACTTATAATACTACTTTAAGTACTATTGAAACAAGAAACACTATCACTTCAAAAAGTACTATTGAACAAAGAGCAACTTCTACTTCAAAGAATACTATTACTACTTATAACACAAGTAGAAACACATTAGAAACAAGGGCTACTTCTACTTCAAAAAACACTATTACAACTTACAATACAACATTAGCAACTATTGAATCACGAAATACAATTACTTCGAAAACTACTACAACAACGTATAACACTACCAGGAGTACTATTGAAACAAGAAACACTATCACTTCAAAAAGTACCATAACAACTTATGCTACTACTTTAAGCACTATTGAGACACGAAGCACTTCAACTTCAAAAGTAACTTCAACAACTTTTAATACTACTAAGAGTACTATAACTACTTTTAATACAATTACTTCATTCATTACAACTACAACTTATGAAACTTCAAAGTCTACTATTACTACTTACAACACTACCAGGAGTACTATTGAAACAAGAAACACTATCACTTCAAGAATTACGATTACAACGTATAATACAAGTAAAAATACAATAGAAACAAGAGCTACATCTACTTCAAAAAACACAAGTACCGCATATGCTACAAGTACTTCAAAAAATACTATTACTACTTACAACACAAGTAGAAATACAATAGAAACAAGAGCTACTTCTACTTCAAAAAATACTACTACTTCATATGCAACACTTACAACTTATAGTACAACAACAACTTTCATTACTACTAAAGCTACTGCTACAATAACAACTTATACAACAACCTACACAACTTCTACGGTGATGGTTACAAACAAAAGTACAATAGAAACAAGAGCTACTGCAACTTCAAAAAACACTACTACAACTTTCATTACATCAAAGAATACCATTACCGCGTTTAATACAATAACAACCTACTCTACCGTGACGGAGTATAATACCACAAGAACAACTTCTACTTCGAGAAACACTTCTACCGTTTATAACACATCAAAAAATACTCAGACAACAACGGATGTGACTACTACGTATTATACGTACTTCATCACAGCAAAGAATACTTATAAACTAACTTACTATGCTACAGCTACTTCGAAAACTACGACCTACATCACATCTTACTCAACGTGGGTAGGCTATGGAAATGGGCCTGGAGGTTCACCTGTTAGAACTACTTCTAAGAATACTTCAAGAACTACAACTTTTAATACTATTACAAAACATTATACTTTCTTTATAACAAACAAAACAACTTATAGGCTCACTTCGAGAACAACTGCATCAGCATTTAACACAAGTACAACTTTTAATACTACTAAAAATACTACTACTATTTTTAATACATCAACGAGGTTTAATACGTTAAAATTAACAGCAGAATCAAGGGCTACTGCTACTTCAAAAAATACTCTTACTCAGTATAATACATCGAAAACGGTTACTACTACTTTTAATACAATAACAACTTACTCTACTATTACGTTTTATAACACAAGTAGAAATACAATAGAATCAAGAAATACAACACAAAGTGTGCTAACTATAACATCTTATAATACATCAATATCAACTATTGAAACAAGAAATACAATTACATCGAAGACAACTTCTACCGTTTTTAATACAATTACAACTTACACCACTTCAACAACTTTTAATACTACTAAAAATACCACTACCGTTTTTAATACAATTACTTCAAAAAATACTATAACAACTTTTAATACAATAACAACCTACACCACTTCAACAACTTTTAATACTATTAAAGAAACTACAACTACGTATTCTACACTTACAACGTATAGTACAATAACAACTTTTAATACTACAACGACTACAATCACAACTTACAATACTAATACAACAACTATTGAAAAACGTGCTACTTCTACTTCAAAAAGTACAATAACAACTTTTAATACTAATAAAAATACCGTAACTCAATACACTACGATTACTACGTATTCAACTATTACAACGTATAATACCACAGCAAGTACTACTACTTCATATGCAACACTTACAACGTATAGTACAACAACAACTTTTAATACAAACACAACTACCACTACTACATATTCTACAACTACAATTTATAGTACAATAACAACTTTTGCTACTACTAAAAATACCATAACTACCTTTAATACAATTACTGCATATATTACAAGTACAACTTTTGCTACTACTACAACTACACTTACTACCTTTAATACGATTACAGCATATTCGACTACTACTTCGTATGCTACACTTACAACGTATAGTACGATAACAACTTTTAATACTACAAAAACAACAGAAACTATTTTTAATACAATAACAACCTACACTACCTCAACAACTTTTAATACTACTAAAAATACCACAACTACTTTTAATACGATTACAACCTACACTACTTCAACAACTTTTGCTACAAATACAACTACCACAACTACTTTTAATACAATTACAGCATATTCGACTACTACTTCATACGCAACACTAACAACTTATAGTACAATAACAACTTTTAATACAACTACAACTACACTTACCACGTTTAATACAATAACAACCTACACTACTTCAACAACTTTTAATACTACTAAAAATACTTCTACCGTTTTTAATACAATTACTTCATACATTACAAGTACAACTTTTGAAACAAGTAGAAATACTATTGAAACACGTGCTACATCGACTTCAAAAAATACTACAACTACGTATTCTACACTAACAACTTATAGTACAATAACAACTTTTAATACAACTACAACTACAATTACTACGTTTAATACGATTACAACTTATACTACAAGTACAACTTTTAATACTACTAAAAATACTACAACTACTTTTAATACGATTACAACTTATACCACAAGTACAACTTTTGAAACTTCAAAAGAAACTACAACCACGTTTAGTACAATTACAACGTTTAATACAATAACAACTTTTAATACAATAACAACCACAACTACAACTTTTAACACTACTAAATCAACTATTGAACAAAGGGCTACTTCTACTTCAAAAAGTACAATAACAACTTTTAATACTAATAAAAACACCGTAACCCAATACACTACAATTACTGCATATATTACAAGTACAACTTTTAATACAAATACAACTACCACTACTGCATATGCTACAATAACTACTTTTAATACAATAACAACTTTTAATACTACAACAACCACAACTACAACTTTTAACACTACTAAATCAACTATTGAACAGAGAGCTACTTCTACTTCAAAAAACACTATTACAACTTTTAATACTAATAAAAACACCGTAACTCAATACACTACAACAACTACTTTTAGCACAATAACAACTTTTAATACTACAACGACCACAACTACAACTTTTAATACTACTACGACAACTATTGAAACACGAAGCACTTCTACAGATAGAGAAACGACAACAACTTTTAATACTACTAAGACTACTATAACTACTTTTAATACAATAACAACTTATGATACTGCTACTACTTTAGCAACTGCAACTTCAAGAAATACTACTACAACTTTTGAGACAAATACAACAACTACCACTGCATATGCTACACTTACAACTTATACCACTTCAACAACTTTTAACACTACATTAGAAACCACTACAACTTTTAACACTACTACATCAACCATTGAAACGAGAGCTACTTCTACTTCAAGGTCTACTACTACAACTTTTGAAACCAATAAAAACACTAACACGGTTTACAATACAATTACTGCATATTCAACTACTACAACTTATAATACTACATTAGCAACTATTACTACATTTAATACTACAACAACTACCACTACAACTTATAATACTTTTCAAAACACTATAGAACAAAGAGCTACTTCTACTTCAAAAAGTACAATAACAACTTTTAATACCAATAAAAACACCGTAACTCAATATACTACAATTACAACTTATGAGACCACTACAACTTTTAATACTACGAAGTCAACTACTACAACTTACAATACCACAAGGTCAACAATTACTTCTAAGTCTACAATTACTTCGAAGACAACTACTACAACTTTTAATACTACTACATCAACTATTGAAACACGTGCTACAGCAACTTCAAAGAGTACCACAACAACTTTTGAAACTAACAAAAATACGGTTACACAATATACCACAATTACAACTTATAGTACAATAACAACTTTTGAAACTTCAAAAGAAACCACTACAACTTTTAATACCACTACATCAACTTCTACTTCTAAGTCTACTTCTACAAGTAAGACTACAACAACAACTTTTAATACTACAAAAACTACAATTACTACTTATAATACAATAACAACTTATAATACTGCTACAACTTTAGCAACCGCAACTTCAAAAAATACTACTACAACTTTTGAAACTTCAAAAAGTACTACTACTGCATATGCTACCATTACAACTTTTGAAACAATAACAACTTTTAATACTACAACAACCACAACTACAACTTTTAATACTACTACATCAACTATTGAAACACGTGCTACTTCTACTTCAAAAAACACTACTACAACTTTTGAAACCAATAAAAATACGGTTACACAATATACTACAATTACAACTTACTCAACTATTACTACATTTGAGACAAATACAACAACCACTACAACTTTTAATACAATAACAACTTTTAATACAATAACAACTTTTAATACTACGAAGTCAACTACTACAACTTACAATACCACTACATCGACTGCTACAACATTAGCTACTGCTACTTCGAAGTCTACTATTACAACGTTTGAAACTAATAAAAACACCGTAACTCAATATACCACAATCACTACATATGAAACCATTACGACTTTCAATACCACAACAACAACCACTACAACTTTTAATACAAATACAACTACTACTACGACTTTTAATACTACTACGACAACTATTGAACAGAGAGCTACTTCTACTTCAAAAAACACTACTACAACTTTTGAAACTAACAAAAATACCGTAACTCAATATACCACAATCACAACGTTTAATACTATTACTACATTTGAGACAAATACAACAACCACTACAACTTTTGAGACAAATACAACAACAACTACGATTTACAATACTACTAAAAATACTTCTACTATTTTTAATACAATAACAACTTATAATACTGCAACAACATTGGCAACTGCTACTTCGAAGTCTACTACTACAACTTTTGAAACTAATAAAAATACGGTTACCCAATATACTACAATTACAATATATGAAACTACTACAGCTTATAATACTACATTAGCAACTATTACGACTTACAACACAACTCAAAGTACTACTACAACTTACAATACCACTACATCGACTGCTACAACATTAGCTACTGCGACCTCAAAAAGTACTATTACGACTTTTGAAACTAATAAAAATACGGTTACTCAGTACACTACGATTACAACTTTTGAAACAATTACTACGTTTGAAACAAATACAACAACTACTACGACTTTTAATACTACTACGACAACTATTGAAACAAGAGCTACATCGACTTCAAAAAATACCATTACAACTTTTGAAACTAATAAAAACACCGTAACTCAATACACTACGATTACAACTTTCAATACTGCTACAACATTAGCTACTGCGACCACAAAAAGTACTATTACAACTTTTGAAACTAATAAAAACACCGTAACTCAATACACTACGATTACAACTTTTGAAACAATTACTACGTTTGAAACAAATACAACTACCACTACGACTTTCAATACTACAACAACTACTTCTACTATTTATAACACAATAACAACTTATAATACTGCTACAACATTGGCTACCGCAACTTCAAAAAATACTACTACAACTTTTGAAACCAATAAAAATACTAATACGGTTTACAATACTACAACAACCACTACTACAACTTTTGAAACTACTAAGACAACTACTACAACTTTTGAAACAAGTACAACAACTACAACAACTTTTAATACTACTAAAAGTACTATAACTACTTTTAATACGATTACAACGTTTAATACAATAACAACTTTCACGACAACTTTCGAGACTATTACAACTTATAATACAAGCCGTATCACAAGTTACTACGTATCTTAAAAAAAATCACTTTTAGAAAAAAAACTTTATATTTATATATGTGTATATAAAAGGTTATCTAAGGAGTTATAATGCCTAAAATGAAATCTGAAATGTTTGACCCTTCCGTTGCTAATGAAAGGATAGGGGAGTACGAAAAAAATAAATATTTAGTTGATAATCTCGCAGGAGTGGATAAATATTTTAGAAAACGTATGAAACGGTATACTACTGAATTTTCATATGATGTAATGGCTAACGAAATAGCCTATTTTAAAACTATAAATTATACTGAATACGCTACTTCATTTATGATGTGTCCGTTGAGTCAAATAATGAGAGAACAACAGATACGAGATGCATATTATGATGAAGAAACTGAAGAATATCCAATATTAGATTGGGTAACATATTTTAAAGAGAACGTAGAAAATAAAGTATCTAACAAATATCAAGACAGGATAGATTTAACTGAAGACCCAAAATTTGATAGAGAACTTGAAGCATTAGTAGTTTTACCCGGTTCTAATAAAATTAAAAGTAGAGTTTGTTTAAATAAATTAAAAACTATTAAAGATAGACACGGAGATAAAGTTTTATTTAAACCACATCCAATAACACAACATCAAATTATAGGAGAATTGAAAGATTTATTTGGTGAATCGTGTATACTTCCGCGTGAAGCAGATTTGTATGCTTTTATGATGAAAGTACCAAGAATATATAGTACTAATATTAGTGAATCTTCTTTATATGCAGTTTGTTTAGAAAAAGAACTTGACCATATAGAAGTACATCAGGATATGGCGTGGGGTTCATTTTATCATATGAATTGGCCTTTGTTTATGTCTGAAGTTCGAGGCCAAGATACTCACTATTTTATTAATAAAGTTCTCTCAAGTCCTAAATGTGGAATAATTAATCCTCGAGTAGATGGAAATTGGAAGAAAAAAATAGATGACTATTTGACTTATATACATAAAGAGCGAGAATTATGGTATGAAGTATTTGTTCGTGATGACCCTATTGTCAAAACTGAAGAATTTAAAAAGAAAAAATCTTAGGAGTTTAAAATGAAAAAAGTTTCGGTTTCAAATGTAGTATTCGGTGGCGATGAGACACCTATAATTGCAGGGCCTTGTGTTATTGAATCATATAAACTTTCAATGGATGTCGCAAAACAACTTGTTAAAATAGGAAAAAACACTAAAACTCCGATAGTATACAAAAGTTCTTGGGATAAAGCAAATCGTTCTTCTAATTCATCTTATAGAGGTCCTGGTATAGAAAAGGGATTGGAAGCACTTAGAAGAGTAAAAGAAGAAACAGGTATGCCTGTACTTACTGATGTTCACGAAGTACACCACGTAAAAGAAGTAGCAGAAGTAGTTGATATAATTCAAATACCAGCATTTTTGTGTAGACAAACTGATTTGATAAAAGAAGTAGCACAGACAGGCAAAGTAGTAAATGTTAAAAAAGGTCAATTTTTATCACCTTGGGAAATTGAAAATGTTATAATAAAAATTACAGAAGAAGGTAATGAAAATATTTTAATTACAGAAAGAGGAACTCAATTTGGTTATAACAATCTTGTTGTTGATATGAGGTCGATACCTATAATGCAAGAGTTTGGATTCCCTATAATATTTGATGCAACACATAGTAATCAACTTCCAGGAGGAAACGGAACAACTACAGCTGGTATGAGAAATATGGTTCCTTATCTTGCTAAAGCCGCAGTTGCTGTCGGTTGTGATGGCGTATTTTTTGAAACACACCCTGACCCTGAAAGTGCTAAATCAGATGCATCAACACAATGGCCTTTAGGTGACTTAGAAGAAGTTATTTCAAATCTAAAAATGAAGCCGGCTAAGGTCAAAAAATCACCTAGTGCGGTTTTAGGAGAAAGTCAAGCAAAAAATAGTAAAACAATGTATAAAGACCGACTCAACAAAAAGTATCAATCACATATGGATACAAATCAAATTAATGTTATGAATTTTGATGATATTCCGTTACCTGAAAAACCATCTAATACTTTATCAAGTTCTAATCCGTTTACGACAACTTGTACAAAATTAATGGATGAAAGAAACTTAACTAAAAGTGTTATTATCTCAAATACTGACGATTTAGAGTCTATGGGTGAGAATAAATCAGAAGTGATAGCTTGTGACGGATTTCTCGATACGTTAAATCCTGCAGAAGTTGATTTAAATTTAGTCACTATTTTTAATTCTGCTACAAGACTAATATTTTTACAACTTGAACCTAAAAGAAGACCTATAGAGTGGTGGATACAAAAGTTAAACTTTTTAAGAGAAAGACACGACCAAAAAGAATTAGATATTTTCGTATCTTTTACAGCTGAGCCCGCAAAACTCAGAATGATAACTTTACCTAATGATTATTATAAAAGAAAAGAAGACGAAGAAGTCAAATCTAACAAAGTAAAGGTTCCTATGATTCGATGGAACAATCCCAAAGATAAACCTAAACCAAGGATATAATATGCACACAGCAGGAAAAGTATGGGGCAAGACCGCAAATATATTTTCTAATCCTAATTTTGAAGTACACAGGATAGAAGTAAATAAAGGCGGATATTGTTCAAAACATAAACACAAATATAAATTTAATGCCTTTTATGTAGAAAGTGGTGAATTAGATATTATAATCTACAAAAATGATTATGATTTAGTGGATACAACTACGTTAAAAGCAGGTGATATGACTATAGCAAAGCCAGGAGAATATCATAGTTTTAAAGCAAACGCAAAAACTATTTGTTATGAATTTTATTGGGCTGAACTAAATCACAATGATATTGAAAGAGAATCTGTAGGTGGTGTTTAGTGCTAACAATTCCTATTAACGAATTTTTAAAAAATAAAAGAGTCGTACTTGTAGGAAATTCTGTAGAAATGATGAACTATGAGTATGGTGATTTTATTGACTCATTTGATGTCGTAATACATCACGGCGCTGCTATAGCAAAAACACAAGCTCAATATAAAAATCTTGGAAGTAGAACTGATATATGGATTACAGGTACATTTAGATTTCACGTAGTAAAAACGTTAAAAGATGACTTTGAAAGTGGCCAATATAAAGATACTTTGATATTATTTAATAGAGTTCGTACTAAATTATTAGATGTAGACTCTAATATTCCGTGGGAAAACTCATTACCACAAATTCCTAAAATAGATATGTTTAGTGATATTGAACTTATAGAAACATTAGATGAATTGAACTATATGGAAGGATTCGGTAATGGAGTTAGAGGACCTAAAAATGGAATGAGACCTTCAGCTGGATTTATGTCTTTATTATATTTTACCCGCAAAGTAACTTCTTATAAAAGTTTAGATATTATAGGATTTGATTTTTTTAGAAAAATAACTGACGAGAAACGAGGAGGCGGAGATAAGCCTTTTAGTTGGTATCTTCCTATTAAAGATTGTGGTTCACATCCACATAATGGTAAGTTAGAATATGATTATGTTAAAAAGTTAGAAAAACAAAAGAAGATTAAGTGGAACGTTTTGTCTGATTTAAAAGAAGAAAAAATAAAATACGACAGAAAATGGTTAGACGGAACTATATTCAATAAGTGGGCTGATGAAAAAAGTTGATGATAAATATAGTTTTCTTCAATATAGAAAAGACCAAGAGAAGAAACATTTAAATTTAATTGAAAATACAACTAACCCGTTACATAGTATATTAACGGTTGAAATGAATTTAACAGAATTGTGTAATCGTAAATGTGTTTTTTGTCCACGACACGACCCTAAAGTTTATCCAAATAGAAATTTAAATACAACTATAGAAGATTCTACTACAATAGCGAAACGTTTAGCAGAATTTGATTATGTAGGTAGAATATCATTTAGTGGGTTTGGTGAAAACTTTTTAAATAAAGAATTTAATGAAATTGTACAGGCTATGAGAAAAGAATTGCCTAATAACGTATTTGAATGTAATACTAACGGTGATTTTTTGAATAAAGAGTCTGTTACAGAGATATACAAAAGTGGTATGGATATGTTGTACATAAATCTGTACGATGGACTTGAACAGATAGAGCCGTTTGTTAAAATAATGAAAGATTCAGGTATATCTGAAGATAATTACAAATTAAGAGCGCATCATACACAAGATGAATGGGGATTATTTGTAAATAACAGAAGTGGGATGATAGATTGGATAGGATTCGATGAAGATGACATCGAAAATTTAAAAGGAAAGCCTTGTCACTATCCTTATTATAAAATGTTTGTAGATTGGAATGGAGATGTTTTATTTTGTTCAAACGATTGGGGTAGAGAAATAGTAGTTGGTAACTTAATTCAAAGTTCTGTTATGGATGTTTGGATGGGTGACAAAATGAAAGAAGTCCGTGACAGACTTTCAGTTGGAGATAGAAGTCACAGCCCGTGTAATACGTGTTCAGTAAAGGGTGACTTATTTGGTAAATCAAGTTTTGAATTAATTAACGGATATTATGAAAGTAGCGATAACAGGTCACACTAAAGGTTTAGGGAAAGAACTATATAGTCGATTTGATGATGTAGAAGGGTTTTCATCAAGTAATGATTATGATGTTTCGGATAATTATGAACGAGCAAAGATTATTTTTGAATTAGAAAAATTTGACTTGTTTATAAACAACGCACACCCAATGTTTGACCAAACTCGTATGTTAATGGAAGTGTTTGATAGATGGAAACATAAAGATAAAACTATTGTCAATATAATTAGTAGAGCAAAGTATGACAATATATCTAAAGGGTTTATGTACTCTGCTTCTAAAGCATCATTATCACACTTATCTCATAATCTACGATTTAATACAGATAAGAAATGTAAGATAATAGATGTAAATCCAGGACTACTTGAATCAGACTTATCAAGTTTAACTTACAAAGAAATGGCTGATATTGTTATGTGGTGTATTAATCAACCACAACATATCGAAATAGGTGAAGTATCTGCTTGGCATAGAGACTCATATGTTAATGTACAAAACGAAAAAGCAAAAAAATTAAATAGATGAATGTTTATATAGGTTACGATAGTAGGCAAGATTACTCTGAACATTTTTCAGAAGTAGTAAACCCTCCGTATCAAGTATCTAAGTACTCAATAGAGAAATATAATAAAAGTGTTAATATAGAACCTATAATTGTCTCAGAATTAAAGTTAAAAAATATTTATTGGCGACAAGCAGACTATCTTTCAAGTACAGAGTTTGTTTATAGTAGATTTCTTACTCCACATCTTAATGGTTATAAAGGAATAGCATTATTTTGTGATTCTGATTTTTTGTGGCAAACAGATGTTAATGAGTTATTAGATTACTACGATGAAAAGTATTCAGTTATGTGTGTAAAACACAATTATACACCTCCTGAAAGTACAAAGATGGATGGAAAAGCACAGACACATTATCCAAGAAAAAATTGGTCAAGTCTAATGATGTTTAATTGTTCACATCCTGATATTAAAAAATTAAGTGTTAAAAATATTAATGCAAAAAATGCAAAGTGGTTACATAGATTTGAATGGACAAGTGATGAGTGTGTTGGAGAGATACCAGCAACTTTTAATTGGTTAGAAGGATGGTATAACGATAATATTAACCCAAAAGCAATTCACTATACACGTGGCGGGCCTTGGCATACTACGTGGAACGGTCAATACAAAGACAAATGGGTAGAAACATATAACAAATTAGTTAAGGAGAAATCGAATGGCTAACGAAACAAAGTTCTCAGAAGATGAACTAAAACAAATAAACGAAGTAGCAGATACTTACAGCGCTCTACAAACAGAGTTAGGTAATCTTGGAGTTCAAAAAATATTAGTAGAAGACAGAGCAACTACTATTGAAAATAGAGAAAGTTCTATTCGTGATGAATGGAAAAAGAATCAAGTTAAAGAACAAGATTTAGTAAAGATTCTAAGTGATAAGTATGGTGCAGGTACTCTTGACCCTAAAACAGGCAATTTTGTGCCGGTAAAAGAAAATAAACCGAGTTAAATATAACGTTTTGAAATTTTAAAAACTATTTATATATGTTTAACACAATAACCTCATTTTATTATAACAGGAGACAATAATGGCAGAACGAATTGTATCTCCGGGTGTATTTACCCGAGAGAAAGATTTATCATTCTTACCACAAGGTGTCGCAGAGATTGGAGCCGCAGTAGTCGGACCAACTTTACGAGGCCCTGCATTTACTCCTACCGTAATCACAAGTGCAAGTGACTTTGAAGCTCAATTTGGTGCGATAGGTGGTTCTAAGAACTACTACACAGGAATAGCAGTACAAAGATATTTGAATGGCGGAGCGCCAAGTGTGACGGTAGTTAGAGTATTAGGTATAGGAGGATACTCAGTAGACGCAGTAAACGTAGTACTTGGTACCGGACACGCGGCTCAACAACACCGAATTTTAGCAACTTTATTACCATCAAGAAAACATTCAGCAGGATTAGGCGATTTAACTTCTACTTTAGTTAGTGGAAGTCTTGATGCTGGCCCAAGTGCCGGTTTTGGTGATTATGCATCAGGAAGTGTAAAGGTTAGTGTATCAGGTTCAGACCTTTTACTTAACACGATACCAGGTGCTAATTTTTCAGGTGGCGGAACTAATGCAGTTACATCTGACCCGCAAGATAATACTAATCACGTTTATATGTACAAGTATTTTAATCAAGGCGGAAAAGTTCCATCAGGAGCGGTTAGCGGTGCTAATAGTATTTCAAGTTCACTTGTTACATTGAACTTACGAGATGGTGTACAATCATTTGATGCAAATGGTAACGCTAACACTTGGACAGGTAATAGTTCATATTCTGTTGCAAGAACACCTTATATAATTTCACAGAGATTGAACGGCGCTGCTGCTTCAAGTCTGTTTAGAATTTATACTCGTGGTTCAGGTACAGAAATGAACGAAAGAATACATATTGCTATTTCTAATATCAAAGCCGCAGCATCAAACAACACATCACCTGACTTTGCTCAGTTTGATTTACAAGTTTATCTAAAGAACGATAGTGGTGTATTTTCTTCTGTTGAAAACTTCAATGGATGTAATTTAGACCCTAAAAGTTCTAACTTTGTAGTTGCTATGATTGGTGATGGACACGAAGTAACTGATAATAACGGAAAGATTACTAAATATAGCAATTATGGTAATAAAGCTCAGTTTATTAGAATCGGTGATTACACAGCATTAACAGATGGTACTAATCCAGCATTAGCGCCTATGGGATTTGGTAAAGTAAACAATCCTATAGCAGGTGGTGTTAATGTACCAAGTGCATCGTTTGTAACAAGTTCAGATAGTGACTTACAATTTGACCCAGGTAAATTTCCAGGTTGGGACTTTTCTGCAGCAAATTATATTAATAATGCTTACTTAGCTCCGATACCTTTAGATGCAGGTGTAGGTGCAAACGTATCATTTTCACTTGAAGACCTTTCAGGTTCAGCCGGTGGTAACGCAGGATTTGCTAACGCAACAACTCAGTTATCATTAGCATCAGGAACTAACGTACAACAGCGTAAGTTTAAAATACCGATGCAGTGGGGATTTGATGGTGATAATCCTGCTCGTGAAATTAAGTTTGGTAACGATATTGTTGCTAATAACACTCAAGGACTTGATTGTTCTACAGCAGTTAAGAGTGGTTCTGTTGCTTATAAAAGAGCATTGAATACACTTGCTGACCCTGACTTTATCGACATTAATATGTTAGCAACACCAGGTATTATACACGCTTATCATCCTGCTGTTAGTAACAAGGCGATGAGTATTGCATCAAATCGTGGTGATACGTTCTACATATTAGATGGCTCTAAATACAACGAATCAGTAGCAAACGCTATTAGTAACGTTGCGAGTATAGACAACAACTATGTAGCTACTTACTTTCCTTGGGTTCAGATATCTAATCCAGGAGGCGGTCCTCAACTTTGGGTTCCACCATCAGTAGTTATGTTAGGTGTCTTTTCACAGAACGATAGAATCGGTCAAGAATGGTTTGCTCCCGCAGGTTTAAATCGTGGTGGCATCGCCGCTCTTGATGTTAAGAAGGTATTAACTCATACAGACAGAGATGAATTGTATGATGGTAAAGTTAATCCGATTGCTTCTTTCCCAGGACAGGGTATTGTAGCATTTGGTCAAAAGACTCTACAATCAAGACCTTCAGCGCTCGACAGAATAAATGTTCGTAGATTATTAATTAACTTGAAGAAGTTCATAGCATCATCTTCAAGATTCTTAGTATTTGAACAAAATACTGCGGCAACGAGAAATCGTTTCTTGAACATTGTCAATCCTTATATGGAATCTGTACAACAACGTTCAGGTCTTTCGGCATTCAGAGTAGTAATGGATGATTCCAATAATACTCCTGAAGTAGTAGATAGAAACCAATTAATTGGTCAAATCTTCATACAGCCTACAAGAACTGCTGAGTTTATTGTACTCGACTTTGTTGTATTGCCAACAGGCGCAGCATTCCCTGAATAATAGGGAGGTTTGAAAGAACTAAGGGGTTCAATTATGAGCCCCTTTTTTCTTATATTATAAAACTAAGAAAAAACTAAGAAAAAGAGATACATTGTTTCTGATGATTTTGTAGTATCCTTATATTTATAATAGAACAATAAACTTAACAGGAGAAAAGCAGATGCCTGATTTGATAGATGCTAATGAGATATTTTTTACACCTTTCGAACCAAAAACGAAAAATCGTTTTATTATGGAAGTCGAAGGTATACCAAGTTTCTTAATTAGAGCCGCAAACCGTCCATCAATAGAATTTGAAGAGATTGAATTAAATCACATTAATGTTAAGCGCTATGTGAAAGGTAAAGCTTCTTGGCAACCTTTGGACATTACTCTTTATGACCCAATCGTACCAAGTGGTGCTCAAGCAGTTATTGAGTGGATAAGACTTGGACACGAATCAGTAACAGGAAGAGATGGATACTCTGACTTCTATAAAAAGAATGTTAACTTCCAATTACTTGGACCTGTCGGTGATGTTGTTGAGAAATGGGACCTTAAAGGCGCTTATATTCAATCTGCAAATTTTGGAGATTTGGATTGGTCAGTTAGTGAACCTGTAGACATAACTTGTACATTACGTTATGACTACGCAGTATTACAATTCTAAAATATGAATTTTATTAGAGAAATGCTATCAAGTGATGCGAAGATATCGTCTAAACGGGCGATAGGTTTCGCATCATTTGTTATGCTAATAGCAAGTTGGGTAGCAAATACATTTTGGCAGTTTGAAGTGAAAGACATCATTCTTGAAAACTTTATGTATATTACCATAGTTGGCTTAGGCGTAACAGCAGCAGAAAAATTTAGTCGAAATAAATAGTTATAAATTCTTAACTTAATTAAGAGGTAATTGTTATGAGTAAATTCCCTACTGAGGTAATAGATTTACCTTCAAGAGGATTAGTGTATCCTAAAGAACATCCACTTTCAAGTGGTAAAGTTGAAATAAAATATATGACAGCAAAAGAAGAAGATATTCTTACTTCTCCTAACCTTATAGAAAAAGGTATTGTATTAGATAAACTATTAGAAAGTATTATCGTTACAGAAGGAGTTAAATTAGATGACTTCATTATTGGTGATAAAAATACATTATTAGTATCAGCACGTATACTTGGGTATGGTAAAGATTATCCTATTATGATTGCAGATGAAGAAGTGAATGTTGATTTGACAAATTTAAAAGAAATTTGGATAGATGAAAATAATCTTGTAGAACCACACAAGAATGCATTCAAATTTACAACACCAACTTCAAAAAATCAAATAGTTTTTTCTATATTAGATGGTCATATGGAAAAACAACTTGACGATTTAAATAAAGCATATGAAAAAGCGGGTCAATCAAGAGAGTTAACTAATCGTTATAAACTTATTATTCAATCTGTTGATGGTAAAACAGAAGCAAAAGACATAGATGATTTTGTAGATAATCAGTTTATGGCAAGAGATTCAATGGCTTTTAGAGAGTACATAACAAATGTAGTTCCTGACATAGATTTCTCTACTAAAATTAAATTAGCAGATGGAAGTGAGCAGGAGGTAACGGTCCCAATGACCGTTCGATTTTTTTGGCCTAACGCCTCAATATAGAGAAAGCGTCTACGAACAAATATTTCAGCTTGGTTATTATAGCCAAGGTTTTTATAGTTTTGATGAGTTATACAAAATGCCTATAGGTATGAGAGAATGGCATTACAGACGATTAGTAAAGGCTAAAAAAGAAGAAAACGACTCGGTAAAGAAAGCAAATTCTAAACATAAATCACGGTAAATAGTATTTATAGATAAGACAACAGGAGGTAATAAT